GTATATCTCTTTACTTCTCTTTCCATGATAGAGAAAGGATACATTCTACCATTGCGATTTACCATTTCGCTTTGGAGGAATACTCCTGAAATATACATTTGTTTTTTACCACCAACACTCTCGGTGATAACTTCAACCTTTTCGATTTCTTCTCTGATAAGTTTCATTGGTTTAATTTGTAAATCCTACTTTTGTTACTTTTATTGATGATGCTGAAGCCCAAATAATATCAGTAGGTAATTTTTGTACAAATTCAACAGCACCAGTGGGCAAGGTAAATGAATAAGATGCACTTGCCCCAACAGATTCTGAAATTACAATTGTAGTTGCTGCACCAGCTCCATTGTATAATCGTACACATGTTGCAGAAAGTATACTTGTTCCAGCACCAGAAGAAGTTGCTAAATCAGTTTCTATAGAAAGTGGTTTTGTTACTTGCATTATTATATAATAAAGACCTTGTTAGTTATTTATTGTTCTTTATTATTCTGCATCTAGTGCAATGGAATCAAACATTGAATTTGAAACGGATGGTCTCAACACTTCGATTTTTTCTGCTGAGCGAGTGTAGAGCAAATCTTTAATCTTATCAGAAATTGTAGATGGTGCTTCATCACCAACAATCATATCTAGAAGTTCTTCCATTGATATTCTCATGAATTACTCTAGTATTTAGAATAAATAGATGACGGGTAAAATATATTTGATTATGAGTTGTGATAAATTAAAAAATTTCCCTCATGTATTTTATTTTACTTTAGACAATGAAGTAAAACGACAAAAATATATGGAGGAACAATTTAAATTATATGGCATTACATTTACAAAAATCTCAATGCCATTGGGGTTTCCAGAATACTTAAAGGAAAAAATATTAGATGTTCATTCAGAATTAGCATCTAAACGATGTTTAGCATACAATTATTTTTTAATTGATACTTTAAGAAATTGGTATTTTGAAACAAATGAATCTTATGTAATATTAATGGAAGATGATTATGATTTGAGTTTTATCAATCATTGGCATTTTAGTTGGGATGATCTATTAACATATCTTCCTTATGATTGGGATTCTATACAATTGGGACATGAGTGCCCAGACATAGTTAGATTTTATTTGCATCCAGTTCAAAGTAATTATTCTCTTGGTCCAGTATTATTAAAACGAGAACATGTTGAAAAACTTTTGAATCTTTTTTATATCAATGGTAGATATAAATTTAATGGAGTTGTTGCCAACTCAATTTATATCAATAGAGAATCTGGAATAGGCGATAATTATTTCTTTAACGATCTTGCAGGGACTCCAGATTATTTTTTATGTCAAACTGGGAATACGTATACTGTACCATTAATTCCATGTAATCCTTTTTTTAAAGGATCAACTCATGTTACTGAATGGTATCCAATGAAATCTTTTATTTGTTGTTATGAAGCATATAAAGAATGGTGGGAAAACGACAAAGATAATTTTAGTTTAAATGATTTTTTTAGTTTTGGTAAATCCAATGACAACTTAATGGAGAGAGATATTAGGCGATGGGACGATAAATATTTCCATCAAAGAGCAATCGAACAACATAATAAGGTTATCTCTACGTTATGAAAAATATATATTTTATCCAACCACAATATAGTGTTAATGTAAGAGACACTAAGAATTATTGGATGCCTTATAGTGTTTCTTGCTTATGGAGTTATTGTAAACAATTTAAAGATATAGCAGAGTCATTTGAGTTAAAAGATATTATCTTTAAAAGAGAAAATCCAGAAGAACTGCTAAAAAGATTAGATAATCCTACAATTTGTGCTTTTAGTTGTTACCTATGGAATGAACAATATAATCTACACCTTGCTAAACTAATAAAACAAAAATATCCAAACTGCATTATTGAATTTGGTGGTCCCCAAGTAACCGCAAAAATGATGGAAGAAAATCCATTCATTGATTGTGTTATTCTTGGTGAAGGTGAAGAGGCATTTTTAGAATTATTGAGATGCATTAATACTGGAAATCCAATCAATAAAGTTCATGAAAGAACGAGGATAAATTCTTTAGACTTTAAAAGTCCCTATCAATCTGGAGTCTTTGATTGGTTATATGATAAAAATCCAGATGTTATTTGGGCAGCAATTTTAGAAACAAATAGAGGTTGTCCTCACAGATGTACTTTTTGTGATTGGGGTGGAACAACTATGAGTAAAATTAATACATTTGGACTAGAGAGAGTCGCTGAAGATATTGAATGGATACGAACACATAGAGTTGCTTATGTCTTATGCGCTGATGCAAACTTTGGAATATTTAAAGAACGTGATATTGAAATAGCAAAAATGTTGCGTAAAGCAGCTGAAAATAGTTTAATGCTAGACAATATAGATTTGCAGTATTCAAAAAATTCAAACGAATCTGCTTTTGAAATAGCAAAAATTATGGGAGAATACTCTAGAAGAGGAGTTACTTTGAGTGTTCAAAGTATGAACATGCCGACATTAAAAGCTATCAAGAGAAAGAATTTACACGTTAAAGATATTGCTGGACATGTAGAATTAGCAAAAAAACATAATGTAAAATTATACACAGATTTAATTTTGGGGATGCCCGAAGAAACAGTAGATTCTTGGAAGGATGGAATTGATTTGTTGATGGAAAACGGGCAACATTTTTCTGTAGACTCCTGGTTCTGCCAAGTATTTGAAAATGCTGAATTGGGTAGTGAATTTAGTAGAAAAACTTATGGTATAAAAACAATTAAAGCAGAAGATTATATATCATTCTGTAATGATGAGTTTGATGCTACAAAAGAATATGTCGAATTAATTTGTGAGACTGATACAATGTCTAAACAAGACTTTTTTGATGCTCATATGTTTTCTTGGATAACAATTAAATTTCACTATGTTGGATACACACAAATTTTATCCAAGTATTGTCGCCATGTATTAGGAATAAGTTATAGAAAATTTTATGAATCATTGTATGAATATACAATGAATGATTCTGGATTCTTAGGAACTGAGTTTAGGGAATATTTAAAGGCAATAAAGGAATACTTTAATACTGGAAAAGTTCCTTCTAACCACTCAAGTGGACATGGATTGGGAGTTGGTATGCCAAATGATACTTTATCTAGATTTGAAAATAAAGATAAGATACTAGATTTTGTTGAAAATTTTGCAAGGACAACTTTTAATATAGAAGAAAGTATCTTTGATATCCAGAGAAAGTTTGTTTATGACCCAGATGTAAATTATCCATATGTTGATAGTTTACCGTTTGACTTAGATACATGGGAAAAAAGAGATACAAAATATTCCATAGAAAATGAAAGAACCGAAGATGAAAGATATAATTTGTTCGTTATCAAAAGAAAGTATCTTACAAAAAATACAATGGTAAAACTATGAAAAATCTTTACATGCTCCAACCACAATATGCGGTTGAAATTAGGAAAGAAGATACTTATTGGTTGCCATATAGTGTCGGATGTTTATGGGCATATTGCTCACAGTTTGAAGATATAGTAAAAAACTACACATTAAAAGATCTCATATTCAGAAGAGAAGACCCAGAAGAATTAATTGATAGGTTAGATAACCCTGCAATATGTGCTTTTAGTTGTTATGTTTGGAATGAACAATACAATCTTCATGTAGCAAAATTAATCAAAGAAAGATTTCCAGAATGTATTATTGAATTTGGCGGACCACAAGCAACACATAGATTAAATGAATATGATTTTATCGACTGTATTATTGTATCAGAGGGTGAGGAAGCATTTTTAGATTTTTTAAGGAAAGTAAATAACAAAGAAAAAATTGACAAAATCTATGCAAAAAAAAGAATTGAGGATTTAAACTTTCCAAGTCCATATCAAATTGGGGTATTCGATAAAATTATTGAAGACAACCCAGGTGTTTTATGGGCAATGACCATGGAAACTAACAGGGGTTGCCCTCATAGATGCACTTATTGTGACTGGGGTGGATTAACTTATACAAAAGTAAGGCACTTTGATATTCAAAGAGTTAAAGATGATATTGATTGGGCCAGGAAAAACAATGTTGGATTCATTTTTAATGCTGATGCAAATTTTGGTATGTTTAAAGAACGAGATTTAGAAATTGCAAAGTTATTCAGAGAAGCAGCAGATGAAGGCAATCTTGAAGCAATAAACATACAATACTCTAAAAATTCTACTGAAGTAATTTTTGAGATAGCAAAAATACTTGGAGATATTAGTAGAGGTGTAACTTTAAGTGTACAAACCATGAATGAACCAACACTTAAAGCAATCAAAAGAAAAAATATGAGTATTAATAAAATATCAGAACAAATTGAAAAAAGTAAAGAATATGGTGTAAAAACATATACCGAATTGATTCTTGGTCTACCCGAAGAAACTTTAGATACTTGGAAAGATGGGTTTTCTAAAATTCTTGAATGTGGTCAGCACGAATCTATTGATGTTTGGTTTTGTCAAATGTTTGGTGATACTGAATTAAATAGTACTACTTCAAGGGAAGTTTATGGAATAAAAACAATTAAAGCGGAAGATTATGTATCTTTTGGAAATGATAGAGATTATGATGGTGTTACTGAAACAATCGAATTAATCTCAGAAACTAATACAATGACAAATAATCAATTAATTGAAGCGTATATGTATGGATGGTTAATTGTTCAATTTCATATTGCTGGATATACTCAGATAGTTGCTAAACACTATTATGAAAATTTAAATATATCCTATCGGGTATTTTATGATACTTTATTTGAATTTATTAAGTTGGATAATGGATTAATAGGTGAACATTATCGTGAGATTGAATCTGCGGTAAATCATTATATGAAAACTGGAAAAATATTGAAAAAAGGAAAGCATGGGCATACCTTACATGCGGGAAGTTTTGCTTTTATGTTTACGCATAAGGATGAAATTTTTAAACTCGTAGAGAATGCAACAAAAAAAATAACACCAATCAAAACAGATATTATATCTTTACAACGTGCGTTTATTTTTGACGAGGAGACTCAATATCCTTTTTATCTCACATGTGAAGATAAAAAGTACAAAATAGATACTGAATTCAAATCATTTGATAAGAATGATCCTCATACTGTGTTTATTTTGCGGCGCAAAGGTCTATTGAAGAATCAATTATGTAAGGTTTGAATGCTTGCAATGCCTCATCCCACAAAATACGATGTTCATAATCTTTATCCTTGTCAATTAAAGCAATAGTTACTGTAAATCTTTTATCATCTGTTGGATTATGTGAACTATGTAATGGACCAACATTCACTAATCCACATGTGCCTATCTCTACCTCATATTCTTTTTTACAGTATTCTTCTCTACTGACTAAAACTTGTCCATGATAATGATCATCAGTTCTATCTCCAACACTATATTGATTACGTTCTGGTATAACTGTTGAATAAACTTGCTCAGCACTGGTACTTACTCTTAAAACCATATCCGATGTCCACCATTTCATGGTGCTTCCTTTTGCACCAAATTGAAATATTAGTTTTGCCCAATCAGCATAATAAACATTATCAGAATGTATAACGCCATCATCATGTGGTGGAGTATAAAAAAATTCTATCCAGTGTGATGTAAATCCCAAACTATTCAACCAGGGTAAAATTTTATCATTACCCAGGTCTTCAAATTGAAGTTGTTTATGAAACTCTGGCCATCTCATACCTTCAGTTTGATACTTTGATGTATCAATATTAGGGATATAGTCCCTAATATCCAAAAATCTATGATAACGATTCATAATTTAAATTTGTGGCGGTTCTACAGATTTACTTTGACTATCTAAGTTTGGTTCGTTAATCGGTGCTCCAAGATTCTGATCTGCGGCAACTGGTTGACCAGTTGCAGGATCAATAGGAGCATTTGGGTCTGGAATAATGCCAGCAGCAATTTCCTTTTTGATAAGTTTATCTTGCTCAATGATTTCTTCATCTGTTTGACGTAAAATTTTACGTCTTACATAATCTTGAGAATAATACTTGCCAATATATGGTTCTGCTGTTGCTGCAATATTTAACCTTTCAGTCATTAATTCAGCATCTTTTAACTCTGCAAAATGATTATCATATAAGAAGTCATATTGAATATGCTCTTCCATTAACTCCCAATCTTCTGGAGTAACTATGTTTTTAAGAAGTAGTTGAGTTCTTAACATGTCACTAAACATGTTTGAGAATCTCTTTCTTAATCTTCCAACAAATTTAGTAAACTTCAATTCATCTCTTAAAATTTCTGAAGACCTTCCTAAGTTAAATCCTTCTTGACCACCAATTCTTGAAGATGGTACGTTTAATGAACGGTATAACTTTTCTTGGAAGTATTTGATATCGCTCAATTCACCTAAATTTTGACCACCAGGAAGAGTAGAAATTTCTGTTCCTCTACCACCTTCCCTCCTAGGGAGCCAAAAATCCTCAAGCATACTCATATATTTTTTATCATCACGAATCTCACCAGTATTTGCATCATATACCAGTTTGTTACGATATCTCATCATAACATCACGAAGATATTGTTCTGCCTTCATTTTAGGCAAATTGCCAACATCAATATAAAAAATTCTACGTTCTGGTGCTCTTGATAATCTGTAGATAACCAAAGAATCTTCAATCATGCGAAGTTGATTGAGTGATTTAATTGCTTTATGCAAATATGATAGAGTTAAATTTTTATTTCTATCGACTAGACCAGAAGTACAAAATGTAATAGAATCTTTTGAAAATTTTGTTCCTTGATTTACTTGATTTGAACTATTATTGATTGTTCCTATTTGAGTTGCTGAGGCATTGTAAATAAAGTATTCCTGAATATCTGGAAATGCAGAATCCATTGGATCCTTTTCACCATTAGGTCCAAGTCTTCCATCATCTTTCTTACCCTTAGAAGACTGCCTAACATATCGCATTTTCAATGCGTCAATATATCTTAGTTCCTGAATGCCATCTTGTGGATTTTTTAAGTCAATAACTTTATGATAATAAAGTCTACCGTCAACATACCAATTTCTATAGATCTCATGGGCTTTTTTATCAAAGTCCATTAATTCTAAAATATGCTTAAACTCTTCTCTTATTTTTTTCTTAAGACCATCACTAGCATTTAGATTGTCAAGATCAATTTGAACTGGACTATCATTGGTATCACTTACAATTGCCTCATTTACAATATCTTCAATAGCACCATCAACTTCTGGATGCAATGCCATCTCTCGATATCTTTTGATTAAATCATATTCACTTCTATATACCCCTTCAATATCTACATAAGACCCAAAAAATCCACTAGTAAGATAATAGTCAACCCCGTCCTCATTATTTTGAGGTACGGGGGAGACCACTCCTGGTGATTTTTTATTGCTATCCTCTATAGAGAATCCAAATAGTTTTGCCATTATAAGTGAGTTATTTAAACTGTTCTACTATTTATTATACAATAGCAGTGTTAGTTTGGTCGTTACCCTCAGCTTGCCACCATTGAACTTGGAAATCTACAGTGTATTCTTCAATAGTATCTGATGTATCATATGAAAGATCAATTTGAGATACATTAGTTGGGAATATATCGTAAAGTCTGTATGTTCTTAATGGAGTATTTGTGGTGTTTGAAGTATTTCTGGTGGAGAATCTTGCCTCACCTCTACCAAGTTGATGTACATATGCATCAACCATGTAAGATGCAGGACTAGTTGCACCAGTAGAATTGTTCAATTTACTAATCTGATTCATCCACTGTTCAAATGAAGTTCTTAATTTAAAGTCTTCATCATTGATAACTGTAACAGTCCAAACATCGAATGTGCGATCTCCAGCAACTTTTAAAATTCTTCCTCTAAATGGAACATCAATTGATGCAACATTTGATGCAGGTAAAGCAGCTGCTTTACAAAGAAAGTTAAAGGTCTCATCATCCCAACCAGCTACAGAAGCTGGAAAACGTGGAATACTAACCTCAAATAAATTTGGTCTTGCTGCACCGCCTTGAAGTCTTGCTTTAAAGTCGGTGATAGTTCTAATTGTTCTTGCCATTGTTAGGGTTCCTCCTTTTTATTTAATCATTAAGTAGGTTAAACTCTACCAGCGACTTCTTCAAAACTGACTCCAGTTCTTGTCGCAACAAATGTTAGGGTGATATAGTTAATCGATTTAGCTGGCTTCAAGAATATATCAGCTCTAAATTCATTGTTATCAATAATATCTGGAGTGTTGTTGGTTTCGTCGCAAATTACAAGGAAGTCATAGATTCCACGCTTAGCTTGGATATCACGTAAGTATGGTTCGACGATATTTACAAAATTAGATCTCGTAATTTGATCATTAAATTCAAAGAGTTGAGCTTCTGCTGCTCTTTCGAGTGCTTGTTCAACAGTTAAGAATAATCTACGAACATTAATTCTATCAAATGCGGATGCATATGATAATGCAGTTTTGTCTCCGAATAGAAGAATACCTGCACCACTTTGATTTACGATAGAATTAATTCTCGCTGAGTATAAAGCATCTCTTTGAGTTTTATTTGGATTGAATGCCAACTTGATAGCATTCTTCAGAACACCTCTTTGCTGACCAGCAGGTGAGAACCATGGATAAGCAATTAAGTTTGTTCTTGCCATTAGACCAGCAACGTCTGGGTTGCAAGGAATATAGCGGAATAAGTTATTAAATCTATCATAAGTGTACTTATAACCACTATCAAAAATTGCATATGATGAAGATTGAAGTGGACCAAAGAATTCAATAATATTATTAGTTTGAACAATTGGGTTTGTTAGATCAACAACAGATGCTCTGTGTGGAGATACTACCGCAATACAATCTTTTCTACCGTCAGCGATAGAAATTAGTTTATTTGCCTTTGCTTGGGAATCACTAAGAGAATCCAATCCTGGTCCCATAAGCAGGTAGTCTACAGCAACATCTTCTTTATTATTGAATAACTCATATGATTCAATAATATCTCCTAGGGTAGATTTTAAATTACCTTGAGTTGTGTAATTTTTACCCTTGCCTAAGTCATAAACAACTCTACCAATGGAAGAGAATACTGAATCCTTAGAGTTTCTATCCCAAACTGTATTTGCTAATGATGGAACACTAAACGTAGTTGCTGGATCTGATAAATTATAAACTGTTTGAGTTGCTGCTAAATTAAATATTGTTGATGTTGGGAATGTATTCCAAACTATATCATTTTGAGTTGATTGGTTGGCACCAGCGTACAGATAGTTTGAATAATTTGCAAGATAATTCTTATACCACATTTTTTGTGGAGAATTAACTTCAGATACAGTATCCTTTGCTTTGGACATAAAGAGATGCTTCTCAAGAATATTTCCCTTTACGCCAGTTAATGTACCATCGTCATCAACAACTATAACGTGCATCTCATCATTTTCTCCACCTCTTTCGGAAACATAATTTGATGTTCCTGGTTTTGGTGCAACTGTTCTCCAATAGATGGTCGAATTGCTTAATCCTAAAGTTTGAGAATCATACCAGTCATCAACGCCTGCAATCACAACTCTTGAATTGCTATTTGTTACTGTAAGAACAACCCTATCATTCCTTAAAGATGTAACGGTTAAAGTTGCATTATCTCCAGGAGTTACGCCACCAATTGATGCTCCAGGAATAGTAACAACTGTATTTGAACCGTATCCTAGTCCAGGATTGACCATTGTAACAGTTCCAATTCCACCAGAACTATTTCTATAAACATTAAACGACACACCAGTTCCAACTGTGCTTACTCCAGCAACAGCAAGATATACTCCATTAGATGCTGCTACAACTACAGGGGCAGTTGTAAGTCCAATATTGTTAATAACACCTTGGGATAAATTGTAACCACCAACTGCAGTTCCAGCAATAGATACCGTATCACCTACAGTGTATCCCAATCCAGCATTTACAATAGTTGCGCTTAAAACATTACCATCAGTATTATTTCTAGTGATAGTGAATCTTGCCCCAGATCCAGTTCCTGCGGTTGTTCCACCAACTCCAGTATATGATTGTCCTTGTTGACCATTTATTGCGGTAGATGATGTAACTCCTACTGCAGAAATAGAATCTGTTGGTGAAGCAACTTCCCCATTATTATCAATGACAGTAATTCTTTGATCTTTTAAGAAAGATGCAAAAGCACTATTTTGTGTATAATATGTTCTAAAATGTCTTCCAGGTTCAGTTCCGCCAGTAGAAACTCTAGAATGAATTTTAACGACTACAGCACTAACACCAGTTTCTGGAGAATCAATTGCTTGAGTAATAACTCCTTTTAGATATCCTTGGAAGACAGCAGTTGTTCCAGTTCCAGGAATAACTTGACCGCTAATATCTACAGTTACTGCGTATCCAACCTGAACACCAATACTGCTTAAAGAAGTTGTTGCAATACCAAGAACTTGATCTCCTAAATCATCAATGTAGCAAACTTTTAAACCATTTGCCCATGTTCCTGGGTTTTTTGCAGCATAGTAAAAACTTGCTGCAGTATTTGTAAAGTTTGCGTTAAAATCATCAAAGTTTTTGATTTTAACACCAGTTACGCTAGTTGTACCAACACCAACGTTAGCGTTTGAAAGATTGGCACCATCAGTTCTAACAACCTTTAGAACACCACCATATGAGAGGTAAGATGAACCACTCATCCAATATTCGTACTGGTTATCTGCTGTTTGTGGCTTACCAAAGTTGTTGATTAGTTCCTGTTCCGTAGCAACAGTAATTGGTTCGTTTACAGGACCAATTTCAAAAGGTCCTGCAATACCTCCAATATTATCTAATACGTTGTCAGCTCTTCCTACGGTTAAATCAACCTCTCTAGTCAGTACACCAGGAGATAATTGAGGAGTCGCCATGGATAATTCTCCGTAAAATTCTCAGTTTATCTGAAAATATTTAGGAAAATGGGTAATTACATGGGGGAAATTGTGGGTGAACATTAATTACCAGTCAGGATATTCCCATTCAGTAACTTTGACTAGTTTTTTTCTAGAATTTACAATTCTTTTTACCGTACAATCTTTACATTCATAAGAATATGATGATGCAACTGTTCCTCTTTTTTTACGAGTTCTGTAAAACCCATCAATCAAATTTTTATTTTCTCCACATACTCTGCATTTTCTATCTACAAGCAATAAGTGACTTAGTTTTATCTGCTTGTCTAACTCCATTATTTGTACTCCCACATGTAAGACATATCCCCATATTCATCAGTAAACCATCTATCACCATCACCATCAACAAAACTATTTGAATCTAGACCATCAACAATAAATCCAAATGGTGCCATATCTTGTTCTATTTGATTTTTTTGCTCTTCATACAATCTTTTCCTAACATCTTGATCTGTAAGTTCTTTAAAATAATCCTGAACAACTAACCAAGCATATATTACTAGACACATTGCTAAATCATCGTTACACCCATCTTCCGCTTCAAAAGAATTTGATTTTTGAATGAATGTAGTTAGTTCACTAATAATATCGTAATCTTTAAATAAGAGTTTACTTTCTTCAACTAAAGTTTTAAGGTTAAGACATCCAACCTTTTTAACAGTTTTTGACATCTTGACACCAAGTTGGGTCTTTTTGCCAGAAAAACCTTGCCCAACAATTTGACCTGCTCTACCCCTCATTGAACACATGAGCAGGTTGTTGTACTCTAAATCATATTGCAAAATACTAGCAACTTGATCTCCAACATCATTTACTTCACATAATATGTAAGCATCATTATAATTTTTAGCAACCTCATGAATAATGCTGGGAAATATCATTGGTTTTATTTCATTATCCCTATATTTTGCTACTAAAGTATGTGGGAATTGTGTTATATCAATAACAGTAAACGCCGAATAATCACTACCAACTCCTCTAGCAACGTCAACGGTTATAACATAATTGTGCTCTTCCTTAGAATCTTCAAAAACATCAAGTCCCTGGTTACTAATTGCTGGAGATTCGTAAACCAAATTTCTTAGTTTACTTGGACTAATCAATGTATCAACAGATCCTAAGAATTCACATTCAAACTCAACCCTGAATTGCTGCTCTGATGTATTTGCAATAGTTTGCTTCTTCCATACTTCATCTCTCCCAGGAACATCACTCCAATGAACCTCAGTCGGAATATATTCATTTTTACCCCTTTCTGCATCATGCCAAAGTTTATAAAAATGATTCATACCATGTGGGGTAGAAACAATTATAACCTTTGTATTTTTACCAGACGAAATTGTAGGATAAACTGAGCTAAAAAACTGATCAGCAATATGATTTGCAACGAACGCAAATTCGTCAAGGAAAATAATATTATAAGATCCACCTCGAACTGCAGATGCGGATGTTGATGCTGCAATAATTTTAGATCCGTTTTCTAGTTCAAGAGATGCCTTGTTCCATGTCAAAACACCTTGTTGTAACCAACGAGGTAAATTTTCATATGCAGTCTGTAGTCTATCTAGCAAGTCTTTTGCAGTAGATGCTTTGTTAGCAAGAATTGCAATATTTACATTATCATTAAAAATAGCATAATGTAGAAGATAAGAAACAACAATTGTTGATTTACCAGACTGTCTAGGAAGTTTACAAATATTGAATCGATTATTGTGAAATCGGTCCAACATTGTTTCTTGGAATGGATATGGATTAAATGTTTGTAATCCATGGTCCAAAGTAACAATATTAATATAATTTCTTGCAAAATAAACTGGGTCATCAATACACTTAGCAAATTCAATAACCTGCTCTTCAGTAAATCCTTGAGAAGTATTTGCTTTTTTTAATAGTGGATTGCCAAGATAATGATCAACTGCCATAATATAAACCTTTTAATTTTTTAGTTACAATTCCAACGACGAAGTGCTTTGTTGATTCTAGAATCTGGATCTCTAGAAGTTTCTGCAGAAGTCAATTTTGACTTCATGCCTTTCATGCGACTACAAAAATTTGAACGACGTTTTGCTCTTTTTCCTTCTGGATTTTTTTCAGTTACTGCAGTTTGTAACTTTGAACCTGGATTTTCACGACGATATGCATTTACTGCTTTTTTGCTCAATCCATCGGTTTTATCTTGACGATTAACTTTTTGCCAATCTTCATCAACCTCGAATTCTTCGCCCATTGGCTTTACATAATTTTTATTTGGTCCTGGTTTACCAAGATTTCCTCCATGATAACCAACTCTAACGATTGGAGCATCAATTGCAGAATAGTTGCTTGCAATATCAGTAATACCAAAGGTAATTACTTTTCCACCAGGATAAATCTTTTCAACTTCCCTTTGAACATCTTTTTTAGATGGCATTTTTGCCTGAGGGAAGAAC